TTTTTCCTTTTCCTCAAGAATTTTTTTTACTTCCTCTTCTGTATAAGTTTTTTCCTTTTCTTTTTCAAGCTCTATTCTTTCTTTTTCAAGCTCTAATTTTTCATTTTCTATTTTTTTTGCCATTTTTTATTCCTCCTTATATTAAAACAAAGGGGCTAAATGCCCCTTACATTAGGCTTTAACGCCAGTTTCTACTCTTACTAATGCTAGTGGTTCAGTAATTACAGCTGTAAATGCAGCTTTCCAACCAGCAGTTGCTCTTTGATTTAATGGGTCAGCAGTACCAGCACTACCGTTTTCTTTTACGATAATTTCAGGTTTACCAGCACCATTTTCAAGATTAACGCAGCTATATGCACCTTTTCCATAAGCAAAAGCAATATGAACACTGATTTTAGAACTTGCAGTGTCAGAACTATCAACTACTTTAATATTAGTAGATTCAAAGAACTTCATACCATGCATTTTTCCAAGTTCACCTTTAACCATTTGTTCTGGTTTAGCATATTTTGATACATCAACCCAAGCATTATCACTCATTAAATCATAAGCAATATCTGGATCAACTACCATATGGTAATAACCATCTGCAAATCTTTTTGCATTTGCATTTTTAAGTTTTCTAACGATTTTCTTAATATCATCGCCAGTTAAATTTTTAGTTGTTGCAGACTCAAGTCCTGCTCTTGTTGTAGCATTTCCTGCAAAGTATACATTTGTACCTTTTGAAATTGCTGTTTGAATTCTATTATCTACAACTAATGCAGCTTCCTCACCAAGAAGTTCACTTGTTTCAGTAAGTACTGGATCTATTCCTGTTGTTTGAATAAAATCAGTAATTTGAACATAGTCTCCTTCTTGTGCAACTTTTGCATTAATTGTTGTGATGGATAGATTATTTCCGTCTGGTGTAACACCTTCAGTTAAACTTGAACTAGGTGCTGTTAATGAATTAAATTTTCTAAAATTCATTGTTGTACCTGAATTTTTAGGTAATTTTTTCTTTTCAGCATCATTATAGAAATTTAATTGTGGTAATAATCTTTGTAATAGAGTCCTTTCATAAAAAGTTTTATCTTCTGCAGATAATTGATTTTGTCCTGAGACATTTGTAATTGTTTGACTTTGTGTAGCCATATTTTAACCTCTTTCTTCCAGGCCTTTTATTTTTTATAAATCTCCATCTTTTGCTCTTTGAATATATTTTTCAAATTCAGCATCAGACATGCTTGCATAATCGATGGTATTATCACTATCGCCTTTCAAACTGCCTGGACTAGCTTGTGCATTGGCAATAGTTTGTTTTGCAACATTAATTGCCGAGTTTCTAAAAGCATTCTTAAAATTGTTGAACCCTTCATATAATTCAGTAAGAGATTTTTGTTTTCCTTGCATATAATCCTTAAAAAAAGAGTCATCTAATAACTCTTTAAGGTCTACATCTGGGTATTTGTTAGTAAAATCATTAATTTCTTGCTTTGTTTTTTCTTCAAGCTCTTTTTTTTCTTGAATTGCTTTAGTTTCCTCTCTTTTCTTGCTTGATAATGCATCAGGTAAGTCATTAATTGGATCTTTACCTTCCATTTCAAGTTTGAACATAGTTTCATAGATTTCAGCATCTGCTAAATCTGTCATAGGTTTTCCAGTATATGGATTAATCTTTCCTTTATATGCTGCTAACCTACCTTCTTCATAGGCTTTTGTTTTCGCTTCCTCAATTTTTTTGTTAGCTTCTTCTTCAGCCTTTCTTCTAATTTGAGCATAATTAGCATTTTCTTCATCAGATTGTACCTTTTTAGAAGGTTCAATAGATTCTTCTTCTACTTTTTCTTCTTGTTCAGTAAATTCTTCTGATGGCTCATCTTGTGTTTTCTCATCCACAATAGTTGTTTCTTCGGCAACTTCCTCAACTGGTTCAGCGACTTCCAGTTTTTTTTCGCTATCTTCCATATTTTTCCTCCTTGGATTTTTGCGCTATTCCTGCGAATTATTAACTTCTTTAATGTCTAGTTATAAAGACAAACTAAAAAGCACTATAAAGTGCCTTGTAATTCATTATTAACTTCATTATTTACAGGTGTTTGTTGCATTAATAATTGTTGCTGTAATAATTCTTCTTTTTTTCTTTGCCTAATTTTCTTTAATTTTTCTTTAAATGGCATAATTGAGTCTGGATATAGTTCAATATAATCATCTGCATCTATAGTTCCATCTTGCTTTAAGGAATCTAACAACGATATAGATAATGACTCACTCCATACGCCACCGGCACCAACTTCAATCGCAACATTGAAATCAAAGTCTGAATATGCGTTTCCATTCATTTCAGCAACATATTGTTCATTATCTTGTTCAAATCCAAATAATCTTCCATCTGAATAATAATATTTAAAGAATTGTTCATATATTTTTGCTTTTTGATTATAGCATCTATAGAATTTTCTTTGATACATTTCAATAGGCTTCTTTGCTTGGTTTTGTAATGCTATAATTGCACTTGCAGCCATATTTGCACCTAATACTTCCCCAGTAACAACTTCTGTTGAACCAGTTACAGTTCTTGTAATATCCAATATAGAATTAGTTAAAGTAAGTGCTTGAACATTAAATGATGGGGTATCTAAATATTTAACCCCCCATCCAGAACCTTTTGTATAATCAGTTAATATTTGGCCAGGTTCATTTGTTATACTTTGATTTGCTAATGCACCTATTTTTTGGATCATTTTTGGCCAAGAATTATCTTGAACTGATAACAACATCATTGCTACATTGAAATTAAGAGCTTTATTATTTTGAATTGTTTGTTCTACCTCACCAATTCCATAAATACATCTATTTCTTTCTTTATGAGTTAATACAGCAATAGGATATAATTGCTTTCTTGCATATGTATAATTAGTATGAATATCAGGCTCATTAATCTCTTGCTCATCTTCAAATGTAACTTTTTCTTTTTGTGGTTCCCACAATGTTGGTTTTTGAAGATAATATTCTTTTGTTGCCTTTTCCCAAACAACTTTGCCATTTTGTCTTGAATATTTAGTTAAGACAGTTACTTCTTCTAAGTCTTTGTCCTCTTCTCGAAGTTCATTGTCTGGCTTAATATTGTCATAGTCTTTAACACCGTTCTTTTTGGCTAGTTCTCTAACACTATCAATCGGTTCACTAGAAGCAATAATGATATATTTTTGCTTTTGAATATCCTTTTCAGTTGGATTGCTTAATATAACATTCTTTGGACTTAATACTTCTCCACGCATTGCACCAACATAATTGGTATATAAACCCCCAGATACATTCACATCCCAGTAGTAATGATAAAATGCTATTCCTAATTGAGTTGAATAGCTAACTGCTGTATCATCTAATTCATCTTCTTTAACTTCTTTAACAAGGCTTTCACTAAATCTAGTGAATATTTCGGCACCTCTTTCGGCTTTTTCTATCTGATAACCATATAATTCAGCAGGCTTATAAATCATTTTTACATTGCCACTTAATATTCCCGCTTTTTTATTATCGGCAATCATTGCCGATATGTTAAAAACTGGTCTAGGTAATGCTTTTGTTCTCTTCGTAGGTTTAGGCCACTGATTTCCTTCATAGAAGTTTTCACAATCTTCCCAAGTTTTTAATAAACCAGTGGATTTTTGATAATTCCTACCTTTTTCAAATTCTTGCCATACTTTTGTAGGTGTCTTTTCTGACTCATTCATTTATATCATCTCCTGACTTTTCTGATTTCCCATAAAACCATTCTTCTTGGATTTCTTTGGTTAAGTTCTTTGCAGTTATTGGTTCGGTATCTTTCTCTTCTTTTTCTATAATTTGAGATTTATTTTTTTCTATTATTTCATTTACATATTTTTTTACAAAAAAAGGAACAGATATGCCTATTCCAAATCCTATTATAAATACCAATAAAATAACTATTCCATATAATATTTCCATATTCACCATCCTATGATATCATCTGTTTCTACATAATCACTCTGTAGAGCAAATGGTAATTCTATTTTTTCTTCTTTAACAACTTGTTTAATAATAAAATCTTGTTGTTCTCTTATATAATAGGTAATTGCTAATCCCATTATTAAATCATCGTGTTCTCCAGGAGAAGCTTCTGCTCTTCCTTTTTCATTTCTTATAAATACTAAAGCTTCATTTAAAGTATCTATGTCATTTATACATTCTATATTATCTCTGAATATTTCTTTTAATCCAGCTAATATAATTGGTCTTGTCGCTTTTGAAGTGACAAAACCAAATTTATCTTGAATAACTTCCGCTATGTTGTCTTCAACTTCTCTTATGAATAACTTAGGGTAATTATATTCTTTTAATTTTTTTGTAGGATAAGTACTATAATTGTTTTCTAAGCCTATCAACGCAGTATTATAATACATACCTAAACAATATATTTGCCTAGCATATTCATCTTCATCTATTTTATTATGTCTTAACTTAGCTACTTGCTTACTATTACTATTGTCAATTACATGTCCAGTAAAGTAGTCACTACCTTCACCAGCAGTATCACCACCTAAAACATAAGGATGCCCATCTAAAGCATCCTCAAATATATCAATAAATCCTTTTTCATCTTCTATAAATTCAATGTCTGATATTTCGTTATTTGATAATGTATAACTGAAATATCCTTTTTTTAGTGGTTTTATATTTCTTATTTTATTTATTCTGCCCATAATTATTTCTTTATTGAAATAACAAGAACCAGTACTTATGAAAGCTTCTTCTGGACAGATTGGATATTCTTGTTTGAACAATTCTATGTCATTACCGCAGTTATTTCTTATACACCATCTACGCCATGTAATTTGCTCTAGTGATAAGTTATAATCTGTTTGCAATTGTTTTTCTTCTGAAGTTAGTTCAAAACCAGTATAGGGCATTTTATATTCTTCTAATTCGTTCCACCCTACAAATAAAGGTACAAAATCATTATTACCGTTTACTGCACCGTCCCATATTTCTTTAAATTCATCAAAACCATTTGCTGTAGATTCTATAAACACTGCCGTATCTGGCAGATAAGGAACTGTTTGAAGTAAACCAACTAATGTAGCATTCTTATCCCCCGGCCAAAATGCAAATTCTGATGCATGAAGGTTATTGTAAGTATAGGAACGTCCTACACCCTTTGAACCAGCTGTCATACACCTTATTTTACTTTTTAATCCTGTACCTCTTTCGTTGTCAAATATAAGTTCCTGTGCATTTGAAGCTTTTTTTGATGGTTTCATTTCTTGTGGCAAACATTCATACATTAATTTACTCATATTAAATAAATTCTTTGTTGCATCTTCTTGGTGTGTGATAATACCAGTATTTACATTGAATTTTGTTGTGGTTTCTTTAAAAAGAATTGCTCCAACTATTGTACTAAATCCCATTTGTCTAGCTTTTAGTATAACTATTCTTACTGGTTTTCCAGCAATTTTCAATTCTTTAATTATGTTATATAATTTTTGTTGTGGTTTATTTAATACTAAATTTACTAAATTACCATTTTTATTTCTAATTTTAATGTATTTTTCAATATATTGTTTGGTATTAATACTCATTTTTATCACTTACAGACTTTAATGCTTCTTCATATGATAAATTAACATTACCTTCTAATATTGTTTTATATTCTCCACTCATTTTGTTTAATGTATCAATGGCTTTTAATTTATCGCTGATGTATGCTTCATTTTCGTATGAGTTCCCATTGCTATCGTATGATGTATGTTTTACTTTTCCTTTTACAACACCCGTTAGCCATTTCATACGTTCTTTAGCACTCATAATAGAATCATCTTCTAACTGAACCATAAGTTCTTTGTACCTTACCTGTATCTTACTAGAATTAAATAACTCACAAGCTCTAACATCTATAACTTCATCTTTATATTTTGCATTATAAGCTTTTTTATATGCTTCTCGTTGACTCATACCTTTAATAAGATTTTGAACAAACTTTTCTTGTTTTACTGTAAGCATAAAAACCTCTCTTTCATTTATAATCATTTAGTATATTAAGTACAATTGCTATACTTGCTATTGTTATTAATAATGCTAAACCAATTATGGTCATATAATTTTCCTTTCTTTTTAATAAATACTGTACTAATGATATATATTTGGATTTTCACCAAAATTTCCAGAGCCTACTTAAAGTAACTCTAGTGCATTTATCTTATACTATCGTCAATATCATCAGTACAGTACTTATAAAAAAACAACCATTTAAGGTTGTTATTTTTGACACAACAAATTGAAAAGATAACATCTAATCAATTCCGAGTAGTCATCCTCGCATTTCATTGTATCTTTAATAGATACTGATACTAAATAATAAAATCTTTCGTCACTTCTCTGCCTAGAATTGTTTTTATTGTTATCTCGAGTTCAATAAAATATGTTCGTCTGAGTTACCTTTAATTAGAATACGTCTAATTGCGTTCCTTTATTATTCAGTATCACGACCTGTTAAAGGTAATGTTTATCTACTTCTACTAATCTATTTAGTATAACTAAATGCTTCAAAGTAAATAGTGCCTTATAGACACCATGGAATAGATATAACTATTGCAATAGATTTTATCTTTGGAATACTTTAAGATATAAAATCCGTTCATATATCTACTCTATGCTACCTATAAAGGTAGGATTGATATGTAGTACTTGCAAGATAGATTTTTCAGTGTCTTACCACTTCTAACTTTACATATCAAACATAATGCTTTAGTCTTATTTCCACACGGGAGAATAAGCATACTTATTAGCACCATATTAAGCAAATATATTACTAGCACCCTAAACCACACTAGGCATCGGTTCTTTAAGACTTTATATATTTACTCAATATGCTACTAGTAGTAGCACGGTGATTCTATTGCCCTTTATAGACAATGTGCAAGATAATACGATTTGAAAGGAGGTATAAAAAAGAACATTTTTTAAACCTGTTTAGCTGTTATCGGCTTCTATTTTTATGAATTTAATACTATATAGATGACATAGAACATAATATAATATTAAATCCCCCAAGAATAGTAACTTGCGTATTATCTTCCACATCGGCTATAAAGCCGACTGGGATTTTTGGACCAGTAAAGGTATGAAAGACACTCTTTGTGTAATCTTCCACAATAACATTGTATACCAAATTAATGTGCAATAGTGTGCAATAATATGCAATTCACTTATTTTTACCTTTATTATACAAATTATGGCATTGTCTTAATGAATAATTGAAGATTTTGCAAATGTCGTTCCATTTCCATTTTAATGAATCTCTAAAATATACTATACATTCTTCTATAGGTTTGGATCTTATCATTTCTCTGATTTCATTAATTGCTTGCTCTTTATATGAGTCATAAGATGCTTTTACGATGTCAAACTCACTTTCTAATTCTTCTTTCTTTACAAATTTATTTAACATTATATCTCCCTTTTTACCGCCCCCTACAACAATATCTTTCCAAGTTATAGCTGTAACTAAACTCATTAATCTATGTTCTTTTTCTGCAATCTTAATTAATCTGCATTTTAATACTTTCATTTCATCAAATAATTCTTTAATAGTTAATTTTTTTTCTAATATCACTTATCCTCCTATTTTGTAAATTTCCATTTGTTTATTTCTATGTTATTCTTTTTAGCATAAAGTAAAAATGCTTGTTTCTCTGTTTCATTTCTAAACCCTATCAAAATACTTGGTGGTGTAGGTAAGTGTTCTTCAGTAGGTTTCCAGATATGTAAACAATGCTCGTGATTATTTACATAGTCCTCTTTTCTTGGGTGGTATTCCACACAACATTCATCTTCCCCCCAAAATATGTCTTTCATCAAACACATTTGTTCCCAACTAGGTGTTTTACTTGGCATACTTACTGATAAATGCTCCCATCCCATTTGGTAACTAAATATGAAGTTAAGTTTTTTATTATTAAATCTATCGTAATAATACCCACCTATACCATCATTATCAGCTTCTGCTTTAATGACTAAATTAGGTGTCTTTTTAATTTCTTCTAGTGATTTCATTATTTGCCTCCTAAATATGCAAAATACTATTAATAATATCTTTTAACCATTTATTTTCTTTTTCATATTTTTTTAAGTCATTTCCTAACTCATAAATTTTATTTTCATAACATTTTCCTTGTTCTTCCAATTGCATATTTAAATATCTATTTTCAGCCTCTTTTTGTTTATACATTTCTTCATAATTACAAGATACTTTATTTTCTCCCATTATTTATCATCTCCTATTGTTTCTTTATAATATTGTTTTCCCAATATCTAACTTTAGCATTTAATATTCTTTTTGCTTCTTTTCTTCTTTTGAAGTTTAAAAATCCATCTAAGCATCCATAATCTACTTCACATTTAGAACCTTTATTATTTTCAATGTCAAAATCTTCAAAACAATCCCATACAATATAATGATTATTTTTTAAACATCTTATTAAAGACTTTATAGATGGCTTATCATAGTAAGCAACATAATAGAAATGATGATATTCTATTTGATAAATTCTATCTCCAACAAATTTATATATATAATGTCTTTTTAATAATTTTCTATTAAGATAATTCCTAATTTTACTTTTACTATAATCTTTTCTATTTATCATTTAATTCCTCCTATTATTTCTTTATATTTTTCTAAGACACAATTATAATTTTCTGCTGTGTCTATATCTTTATACTCATTTTCATACATTCTACTCATTGCTTCCAACCACTCTATAAACTCCTTTTGTTGAGTTTCTACTTTTTGAACTAAACTATCATATACTTTACTATCTTTTATTCTTCCAGAGCAATCCGTTCTATTACAATAGCAATTTTCAAGTTGTTTCTTTAATTTTTCATTTTGTTCTTTTAAACCTAACATTTCTTTATTATTTAAAATTGCTTGTCTATAACCTGATAATTCAAGTTTTAATTCTTGATTTTCATCTTTAACCTTTTCAGTACACCACATAGCAAATAAAGTCATATCTTTGGGATTTTCATATTTATCTAATTTTTCTTTCAATTCCTGATTTTCTTGTAATAATTTTTTTACAGTTTGACAATTTTCTTTTTCTCCGACTAATGAATTAAAAATTATTATTGCTTCTTCATTGTTAATATCATTATGAATTGATTTTCCATCGATACTATCTACACTTAAACAAGCTATATTTCCAACTAAATATCTAAAATTTATTTTTAAATCTTTGGTTTTCATCGATTTAATCTCCTCTACACTTAATATTTTTAATACATAATATAGTTTGTTAGGTTCTGCTCCCCATTCAGGTCTGCCTGTTAAATCTTTATATAAAGATATATAACATTTAATTGATGGACTATTTTTTGAATAACCATTTCTAAAAATTACATGAAAACATAAATTATGATTATTTTTTTTATATTCATTAAAAAATCTACTTGTATAATAAGGTTTAATCTCTCTATATTCTTCTTTCTTTTCGCCTGATTTAATCATATCAAACCATTTCTTTTTAATTGGTAATGTTAGCATTATTCCATCCTAATTCATTTATTTGTTGATTTATGGCTTTTAATTCTTCCATAGTAATTGAACTATGAATTGCTAAATCGCCCATTTTCCCAAATTTAACAAAATCACAATCCCAAAAATCAAATATTATTTCAAAACCATTCTTTTTCTTATATCTTAATATCATTTGTTGCCCCCAAATTTTCGCAATTTCTTTATCATCTTTGTTTTGATATTGTTTATATCCAATTTTTTCAAACATTTCTTTTGCACTTTTCATATTTTAATCATTCCCCTTTTCTAAAAGTCTTCTATTGTATTCAGCAATTCCTAATTTTAACACTAAATCTAATTTTTCTTTTTCAATTATATTAGGTATTACATTATTTTCCTCACAATATCTTTCTATTGCTTTTAATGTTTCTTTGTCGTGTTTGCTTATAATTTCAGTAATCATCTTTTCCGTATAACTGAATATGCAATTTTCTTCGTTAAGATTAAGCATAACTATTTCTCCTTTAAATTGTTAATTTCATCTATTAGTTCATTAATTTTATTTGCTATTGTTCTTTGGTCTCTCGTTGCACAAGCATTATCAGTAATATTTTTAGGTAATTTTTCTATTTTCTTTGGTTCTTCTATTATTTCTACATATTCAAATAGCATATTATAGAAACTACCATATCTATCAAAATTATTAAAAACATTTTTAATCATTAAACAACTGCCCCAACCATCTTTTCTATAATCTCCAATGTCGTTGCACCATTTATAAATATTGCCATCAAATAAAATTTCCTTTGGCATTTCTTCACGATTTATAACTTTATTTACCAAATCACTTATTTTAATTTTCATTCTTAACATCTCCTTTGTATTTTCTTTTTATGGATGGAACAGATACACGATATTTGCATTGCGGACAAATTAAAAACGAGTAATGGTCTGGAATAACAGTATAGTCTATATCATCCATTGCATAAGTGAATACACATCCGCAAACATTGCATCTTTTAATATAAGCTATTTTATCTGGTGGTGTTTTAGTTCCTTCTTTAATTATTTTCATTATTACCTACTTCCTCTACTAAACCATCTCTTTTAAGCATTTTTAAAATTCTATTATTCTTATCATTACAAGAAATTTCTCTCGAATGAAACCAAATGCGAATGTATGTAGAACAGTCTTTGCTACTCCAAAAAATACTACCACTATCAGAGCATTCAAAAGGATAATTTTTTAATATTTTTAAGTCTATATTATCTTTAATCTTCATCATTATTTACTTTCTCTACTAAATCGGCTTTTATTAAATCAAATAAAGTATCTTCTTTAGTATAAAACAAATCACTAATTCCAGTAGACACAATTAATCTAGAATTTGGATCTACTCTTAATTCAATAACTTCCCAAGTACCTTTTTTAGGTTTCCAAATCATTCTACCCTTAATTTTAAAACCAAACTTTTCTAATTCTTTTAAATCTACAAAATCTTTAATCTTCAACATTACTATCACTTCCTTTATTTAACAATTCTATTTGCGTGTTTTTTATATTATTAAATTGTATTAAAGCGTCATTAAATGTTGTTTTTAGTCTTGCAATATATAAACCTTTTTGCAGTTCATCATCGGGTGGATACATTTCTATTTCATCAATAAGATTTAATAATTTTGTATAATGTTTTACGAATTGTTTTATAGGTCTTGTCATTCCTAAATGTACTCTACTCATTACTATCACTTCCTTGTTCTAGTTCTTGCATTTTACCTATTAACATTCCATAATCAACTACTAAATAATGTTGTTCAGTATTTTCATTATATTTGTTATAAACAATCCATTTTCTTAACTTATTCCAATTATCTACTTGTTTTTCATATTTAAAAGCCCATTGTAAATCACAATTCAATTTTTCTTTTAATTGTTTATTTTCTTGTTGTAAATCGCAATACTTTTTAAAATAAAAATCATGTAATTCTTCCAATCTAGTATAAGAACAACCATATTCTTCATCTAGCCATTTATTTATTGCTTCTAAATTCATTCTAACGCCTCATTTAATATATCTAATAATTTTCCAACTTCTTTAGAAGATAAACTTACATTAATATGCCCTTTTTCATTTATGGAACATTCTAATATATATTCTATTGCTTTATCTATTACTTCTTTTTGTTTTTTACATTGGTGTTCTAAATGTTCAATATATTTTGTTGACAAATAATTTCTTTGACAAACTAATTGATATTCTTCATCTGCACTTACTCTATCAGTTTTAAATCTATTATTTATTTTTTCTATTCGTTTATAGTATTCTTCTTTATCCATTATTCTTGTTTCTCCTTTCTTTTATCTAACTCGTATTGTAACTCTTTTATTTTCTTATCTACTAAATGTGAATTATCACCATAATCATAAAAAAATGTGCCATCATCATAATCATAAAATTCATATTCTTCATCATAAAAATTATGGTGTTTTTTTAAAAATTTAATTGTATTTTCTATATGTGAAGTTTCCATATCGCTTATTTTAATTTCTTTATGGTCTTTAGTTTCCCACCAATCTTTTTTGTAAGAATATTCCATAATTATTTCTCCTTATTCAAATATTCAATAACCCCATTTACTAATTCTTTTACTTTTTCACCTAAAATATCGTAATCACTTAACCTCAATTTTTCTTGTATATATCCACCAAGTTTAACACCATCAGTTTTAAATCCATAACTAGACCAACCAATAATACTTACAAATAAATCATCAAATTTAATTCCACGCTGAAATAAACCATATTTATTAATCCCTAAAGTAAAAATGATATCAAAGTGAGTGCTATATTCATCAGTCCAACCAATACCTACACTTTCACCCTTTATTAATTGCTTTGCTATTTCAAAATAAGTATCTTTACTATTAATTACTTCACCATATTTATTTATATTCATTATTTCTCCACCTCGTAAATTATTTTTTCTATATCATGAATTATTTTTGTATCACAAGTAGTATTATCACTTGGTATATTTGCAAATATATCTTTTATTTTTTTTAGTGTTTGTTGTTGACTTTCAATCTGATGTTCTAGTTTTAATATAAAATTACCAATTTGTTTTGCTTCATTTATGGGAACACCATAAGTAAATAATATAGCAGATATATTTAATATATTTTTAGTTATTTCAATTTTATTCATATTACATCCTTTCCCAAAAAGTAACTGCTACTAAAGCATCATCTGGATTATCTCTTTTTTTAATTTTTTTTGCATATGCTGGGGTTATTAAATATCTTATTGTTCTAACTTTTACATTTCTTCTTTCGGCAAGTTCTCTTGCTGTTCCAACATCAATAAATTTATCACCTTTGTATAATCCAAATATTTTTACTTTTTTTCTCATAAATCACTTTTTCTATTCAAAACCATAACTGCAATACCTATACGATAAATAGCTTCTTCACTTTCCATTACATAGATAAAAGCTGTACCTTGCGTAGGTGCAGGAACACCTATCATATACCTAGTATCATTTCCGCACTTTTTTATTTCATAGATAATTCCAAAGGAACCACACCACTTATGTTTTTCGTTAAATTGAACCACATCATTTACTTTCATAATTTTTCTTTCACATCCTTAATAATTTTGCTAGTCTTTGCTCCACTTTTAGCCCCTATTCTTTGCTTATTTGGAATTCTGCCAGATGGAACCTTTTTAATTAACCATTTGTCTTTTTTAAAATCAGCATATTCTTTTTCAACTGCTGATTTTTCCTCTTTTGCTAACTTTAATTCTTCTTTTAAATTAGTTACTTCTTTTTTTAATTCAGTAACCTGCTCTCTTAATTTATCTTTTCTATTTAATAAATCATTATGTTTTTTTATGACTTTTTCTTTATCATCTCGCAATGTATTAAGTAATGCAGATAATTTAGTTACTTCATTTTGACTTACTTTTAAATCATCGGCAAGTCCTTTATTTGCTTTTTCAGCCAAAATTAATCTATCTCTTAATGATTTATATTCTTCCTTCAAAACCCTCTGATATTTAGATTTAAATATCATTTTTCTAACTTGTCCTCCAACTTTATAATTTTTTTCGTTAATTCTCTTATAACTTTATTTTTTTGATTTATAACATTTTTTGTAAGTGATAACTCACTTTTATAATATTCAAGCTCACTTTTTAATGTTTTAATTTCATTTTCCATAACTATTCATTAACCTTTCAAATTCAACATCATCCAATGTTTTTATTCCAACTTTTTTGCATTCACTTTCTACCCCTTTAATTAGTTGCCAGAACTCTTTTGAATTGAGTTCGTGTGTTCTTTTATAAAAGACATAAAAGTCTTTCATATCGGCTCTTTTGTATCTCTTTGCATAAGGATAAAACTCTTTCATATTAGTACCTTGCGGAACTATAGCACAAATTGCTGAATTATTTTTATCTGTGGCTATAGTTCCATATGCAAGATTTAAATCAATTTTCATTTCTTCATCAGATACTGCAAATCCATTAGCTCGATTATATTTTGCAAGTTCATTTGTAAGTTTGTGGAAGTAAGCATTTGCATCTTTACTTCTCATTTCTTTATATTCTTTAATCTCATAAACTTTATCTCTATCAAGATTAAATAATACTCTTGATAGTTCTTCGGGTTTTCCTATCATAATTAGAATGGGAATTGACTTGGATCAATTTCATTTTCGTTTGCAAATTCAGTATATGGATCAGAAGTTTGAGGTGCATTATTACTTGGTGCTGAAACTTCTGGATTAGGATCAGTAGGTAATGGTTTGTTACTTTTTGAATTTAAAAACATCACTCTACTTGCTAACACATAAGTTCTATAATGTTTGCCTTGTTCATCTTCCCAATTATCGACTTTTATTCTGCCTTCAACTGCAACTTTGCTACCTGTTGAAGTATACTTTTTCATATTCTCGGCTTGTTCGTTCCAAACTACACACACTATGTAATCAGCAGGAATTTTTTGCCCATCAGCTGTCTTACCATTGTTAATTGCAACAGTAAATTCACCTACTGCTTTGTTACTTTGAGTATATTTTACTTCTATATCTCTTGTTAAATTTCCAATTATTATTGCTTTATTCATATTTTTTTAATTCCTCTAAAAATTTCTTCATAGCATTTAATTTTTCAAGCATTTTATCCGTTCCTAATGAATTATCTTCCATTTTTTTATCAAATTCTTTTTTTATTTTCAAAACATCTTTTTTTTCTTTTAATATTTCTTCTTCTGTTAATGGAGAATTTTCTGCAAGATTTTCTATTGCAGATATAATCATTGCCATAACTTCTGCTAAACTTCCTTCTGCAGCCATTGTATTATTAGTAACTACTAGCATATACTTTGCATTCTCTATTGATTTTATAATTCTTTCTTTTTCTACTTTTTTCATTTTATTGTTCCTCCTTTGGTAATGTTATTTTTACATAACCTTTTTTGCCTTTCTTTATTTTTTCTTTATCTACTAAATATTCTGCTTGTTTCAACTCATATAATTTTATTAATTCAAAATTTTCTTTTTTAAATAAATCTTCATCGACTTCCTTCTCAATAACAGTTTCATCAGGTTTATCCTCAATTAAAGTAATCTTTGTTCCATTAGGTGTTTCCCATTTTTTTATCTTTTTATCTTGCATTACACTCTTTAATTTTTCTTTGATCATACTTACTTGTTTTTCAGTCTCTTTCATTCTTTTTAGTTGGTCCTCTAACAATACAACTCTATTTGATAATTCGGTTAAATCAGTTGGTAATAACTCTTCTTCTGTTATAAAAGGGTTTTCTTTTACTTTTGATAAATCAATTCTAAATTGTTCTACCGAATTATTTATTTGTTCAATCAATTCTTTAAAATCTTCTATTCTAATATCATATTGAATTAATCTGTTAACATCAAATTCTTCATTAAAATCATCAGGTCTATGATAAATTGCAAGTTTTCCGTGATTTCTTTTTGTATATTCCATATAAAATAACAATTGAACTAAATATTCTTTGTAATCTTCTAACCTTTGATGTATTCGAGATGTAGTCTTGATTTCAAGTACAAATTCTTTATTTATTCCATCTGTATGACATCTAATATCATTTTCAATATATTTGCCTTCCTCAAACTTATCTTCCATATTTTCATTGATAAAATTTCTTATTTTAGGTTCCATTACATTCCCATATTCGGTGTATTTGTTTCCAGCAAAATCATTTTCTTTTATTCCAGCCTTTTCTAGTAATAAATCAAACCTTGTTTTAAATGAACTTATTCCCATAATAATTGGAATATCCGATCCTCCGATATATTTATCTCTATCTACCGTTACAGCTTGCATTAGTTTCCACCTTTCATAATTTCTTCATATACTTTTTTGAAGGTAATATTGTTTGTTTTAGCATTTAACTTGTATGTTTTTGCGATTCCATTCATATCAATATTTTTTTCATTACAATATACTATTAACTTTTGTCTATAATCAATTGAGTCTTTTTTATCCATTTCATTATTGTCCATACTGTCAATTACATCGCCATCAGTTATACCAAACGCATTTAAATATAAATATCTTTTGTAGTATGTATTTAATGCTCCTAGATACTGAATATCTTGCATTGATTTTACTTCTCTTATTTCTCCAGTTGTTTGATTTTGCTTAACATTAACTGGTGTTTCAAATAATACAAATGGCATTGTATAAGTATTTATTTCTTCACCTTTTTGTAATTCCAATGTTGCATAATCATCTTTGATGTAAAATCTATCGTTGACCTTTTCCTCTAACATTAGCTCATTTAATTTTGGTAAAAAATCTGCTAATTCAAAATAATCAAATCCAGCGAATTTATTTTTGCCACTTTTCTTTAATTTTGCATTTTGCAATTTTACTCTGATATTTATAATACTTTCATTTAAACTTTTACTTTCCATTTTCTTTCTCCTTATTTTCAAAATATTTGATTGTTGAATCTATAATTCTTTGCGAATATTTCAATTTTTCAAGTGCATAACTCGGATGAATGTATTCGTTAGATACATACACTTCTAATACTGCTGATATGCCTTGTAAACTATCTACTAAATCTTTCAAGAAAGCACTATCTCTAGTACATTTTGAATAATATTCATCATAAACTGCCATGTAATTACATAAGATTTTGTTTAGTTCCGTTTTTAAAGAAATTATTGTCATTTCTCTAAGTTCATTATCATTCATTTCTATTTTTCTTCCTTTCTACTTGCTAAAAATATAACTTTCTCTGCAACAATTATAAGATCTCTTTTTCTTGTTTCTTGATAAGTAGTTCCATCATCAATTGTTACTGAGCTTTGGATTCTTCCTTTGACACCAACCAAGTCTCCTTTTTTGCATAATTCACAAACTTGTTGTACACCTCCAGCCCAGATAACACAATCAATAACATCAGCTTCGTATATGCCATTTAAGTTTTTGAAATTTCTTGGAACTGATATAGTAACTACTGCCTTTTTCATGTTTTTAGTTTCAATTATTTTTGGGTCTGAAACTAAACGACCCACAACTGTTAATGTGTTTATCATTTCTTTTTTTCCTTTCTTTCTAAAACCTCTTTTGCTTTTTCAGGCCTTGGCGGGTTGAAATAACATTCCATTATTCTTTTTTGCCAGTCTAAATCGCTATTTTCGATTAAGAACCTTGCTAATTTTTTGTACCTTTCTTCAAATTCTTCATCACTCATTTGGTACAACTGTGCAACTTCATAATCAGTTAAATTTATTTTTTTGTATTTTTTTGTTTCTCGTTTGATAGTAGATACGCAGCAACATCTTTGATAGTGTTTGTCCATTTCTTCTACATTTTCAAATGGTCTCCTGCAAATATCACATAAGACCCTTCGATTTTTAAAACTTTCAATTTCATCAGATTTTGGTAATCCTCGCAAAATGTATGTCAATGTAGGCAATTTTCTTTGGTAAAATTCATCTGACATAATTTTCTCCAAAGCTTCTAAAACAAGTTTTTTATCGTAGAATACCATTTTCTTTGCCCATTCATTACGCATACTATCGTTAAAATCGTTGTAGTTCAGTTCGATATAATCTAGAATTTCATTCAGATCCTTTTTAGTCATCTGGCAATCCTAGTTCTTTCCAAGCATTGTCTACAATTTCTTTGTTAGATAATTTTTTGCCATTGGACTTTTTCAATTTGTTTTCCTCAAATCGTTTTTCATCGGCTTCAACTTCTGCAAGAGTTGTAAAACCTTTTGATTTGTATGCTGAAATAATGGTTTGAGTATATTTCAAACTTGTTGCACGATTAAGCGCGGTTTGCTTAATTGCGTGTCTAGTAAGCTCGTTATCTTCCCATGTAAGTACAAGTTCCATTTCACTGCTAGATAATAATCTTCCTAATTCTTTTTGTACAAACTCTAATAAACTATTACTAAATTCTAAATTATTACTAGTTTTTAAATTATGCTTTGTAGTATTAATATCTAAACAAGAATTATTAGTATTAACATTAACAATAACATCAACATCTTGATGTGATTTGTTTTTGTTGTTGTTTTGATTTTCATTTGATTTTGTTTTGATTTCATTTTGATTATCAATTTGTTCTTTATTTTGATTTTCATTTGATTTAATAATTGAACCATTTTTGCTTTTGTTTTTTGACTTATCTAATGGTCTTTTTAAATTATTGAAAATCTTCATTTGATTTTTATTAAGTTTTGGTTCTATACCTTCAAACATATAATACCAGATTGCACAAATTAATTCCTTTTGTTCTTTTTCAGAAAGTATTGTTATTAATTCGTGATAGTCCCTATATGCTGTAAAACTGTTTATCATAAATATAAATCCTTTCTCTAGTACCAAAAACTTCCCCTGATTTGATTTTTCTCTGCAAATTTGATATAATTATTTGCAGAAAAATAGATTTGATGACGCACTATTTTTCTTTTTTTATGCTATCTAAATAACGGCTTGATAAATCTAATAATATAAATGCAGCCATAAATGATATAAAACCGAACCAAGTCCATCCAGATGTCTTACCCATAAATGTTGTTACTGAAATAGCAAGCAAATCAAATATGATTACTAGTGCACTTAACACATAGATTATTAATACAAATAAATTAGTCTTGTTTAATTTTTTTTTCATATTTCCTCCTATAATCCAAATTTCTTTTTAACTACTTTAGTTAATGCTATTAAAGTTTTTCCTGATGGAATAAAATAACCTTTTTGTTCCATCTCTTCACGGCACATTTTTATGTACTCGATACACTTATTAATACCAACACTTGGCATTATTATTTTTAAATCCTTTGCTGTCATATAAGGCTGCTCCAATATTTCTTCTTTCGTTTTCATATTTCCTCCTATTCGTTATGAAGCATTTGCAGATGCTACTGATTTCAAATTTCTTTTTCGCTTTTAGCGTTTTCAATTGGTAAAAAAATAATGTCATTAAAATCAACATTTGAAATATCAACAATCTTTTTTACAATATTTACATCTGGATAGGTTTTATAGCTTTCATAATTTTTGTATGTTTCTCTAGCTACGCCCAGTTTTTCAGCCATTTCTGATTGTTTTAGTCCTAGATTAATTCTAATGGCTTTTAGTGTCCATTTCAATTTTATTACCTCCTTACAAAAATATTATAAACTACGCTTTTAGCGTATGTCAACCTTTTTTTCACTTTTGGCGTACTTTTTTTAATATAAAGTTGATTTATTTACACTTTTGGCGTATAATTGATATTAGCAAGGGAGGAGAATATTAAA